ATGTATCCGGTGGGGTATGAAACGAGTATTCAGCACCTGCAAGGCCGGTTGCGGCAGGAAAAGCCTGGCCCTGGGTATCTGCACTTTGGCGAGGCGTCTACGGATCAGTTTCTGGCCGAGCTGTTTCCGTGGAAGAAGATGCCAAAGAAAGGCGCCGGCAAGCGGGAGTACAAATGGGACAAGCCGACCGGCAGCAGGGATGAGGCTGGCGACTGCACCCGGATGGCCTACGCCGCCCTCCAGCTAGTAAGCCGCCGCTACAACCGTCAAACCATGTGGAGCCAACTTGAAGCGCAGGTAAACGCAATGGCATCAAGTGGCTCAATTGTAAACGGCAGGGTGTCGCTTACTGGTTGGAACAGATAATGTACAATTAGGTGGGCCAGCGTGGTGGAACACCTGACCCGTGACCAACCTTCTGTACAGGCTGATGAATCCACTTTATACGCTTAACCCAGCGCTGCATCGCATCGGGAGCTTGTGCAAGCGCGGGCACCGCTGGGGCGGGCAAGATGCTTCACTGAGATACTTGAAGGGCCCTGGCGTCTGTGTTGCTTGTCTAAGGGAAAGCCAAAGCACACCACAAGGGAAGGAGCGCAAGCGTCAGGCTGACCGCAAATACAAGGCTACTCTTAAATGCAAGGCTGCCAGGCAGGCAGCCTACCGCAGGCGGATTGCTGACCCTCAAATCAAAGCGGCTCGCCGTGAATACCAACGTGAATACGCCCGCAAGTTGTTGGCCACGCTTGAAGGCCGATCTGCCAACTTGGAAGCACAACGCAAATATCGCGCTACTTCAAAAGGCAAAGAAGCACAACGGGAGAAAAGTCATCGTCGCCGCGCCACCAAAGCTGAGGTGCACGCGGTTTCGCTTACTGAAAACCAAAAGCTATCCCGCTGGGCTGAATTTGGATATTGCTGCGCATATTGCGGAGCGGCGGGCCAGGTGTCGGCTGACCACTGGATCCCCATCAGCAGGGGTGGCTCTCACGTGCTTGGCAACCTGCTGCCTGCTTGTCAACCGTGCAATTCCAGCAAGTCGAACTCTGATCCCGAGTCTTGGTATCGATCACAGCCATGCTTTTCGCTGAGGAGATGGAACAAGATCCGGCGGGTCTTGGCTTTTGGCGGTGGCTGCCCAGCACAGATCCCGCTCCTTTGATGCGCTGCCGCGTCAGTATTAAGCGGCTTGGCCGTTGGCGACCCGCTTTCCCTGAAGGGCTGGAGCCGCTGACTCGAACTCCCTAGCCTGAACTCATGGCAGGAATTTCCCTTAGCTTGGCGCAAACGCAGCTTGACGCCTATCTGGCGGCCGAGACTGCAATCCTCAGCGGCCAGGAATATGTGATTGGCAGCCGGCGCCTCAAGCGCGCCGACCTGGCAGCGGTGCAGGCCGGCATCACGCTCTGGAATCAGCGAGTGCAAGACTTGACCGCCAGGCAGCGGCGCGGTCGCTATGTCGTCCCTGCTCCCAACTTCTGATGGCCAGCAAGCCGCCCCTACTCGACCGCCTGATCACCAGGCTCTCCCCTAGGTGGGCGCTGGAGCGCGACCAGGCCCGTGCCGCACTGGCCCGCTCCGGCGGATATGTCGGCGGGGCCTACAGCCAGCGTTTTGCCAACTGGTCACCTGGCGTGCGCGATGCCGATGGGGACATTACCTACGACCTGCGGGAGATGCGCGGTCGGTCGCGGGACTTGGCCCGCAATGCCCCGGTTGCCCGGGGTGCGGTCGGCACGATGGTGACCTATGTAGTGGGCACTGGTTTATCAGTGCAGAGCCGGATTGATGCGGAGCTGCTGGGGCTGAGCGACGATGACGCCAGCGCCAAGCAGAAAGAGTTCGAGCGGTACTTCAACACCTGGGCCGCTTCGCAGTTTGCTGATGTCAGCCAACGCCAGAGCTTCTACGAGCTGCAGGATTTAGCGGAACGCAGCGAGCTGGAATCCGGTGATGCTTTTGCGCTGCTGGTGAAATCAAAGGCGCCAAACTGGCCCTATCAACTGGCAGTGCAGATTGTTGAGGCCGATCGAGTTTGCAACAAGGACCGCGTAATGGATACCGACGAGATGACGCAGGGGATCGTCAAGAAAGACGGCATCCCCTACAGCATCTGGATCGCTGATCGCCACCCCGGCCGGGTGATTGGGTCAGTGACAACCCGGTGGAAAGAGGTGCCCTTCTACGGCAGTAGCGGCCGACGCAATGCGCTCCACCTGATGCACATGGAGCGACCAGACCAGACCCGGGGAGTGCCCTGGCTGGCGCCGATCATCGCAAAAGTAAAGCAGCTCGATCGCTATAGCGACGCCGAGGTTGATGCTGCGGTGAACGCAGCGGCTAACGCCGTGTTCGCCACGATGGACCCCGACGCTTTCACCGAGCTATTTGACGCTGAAGCCCAGACCGCCTACATTGATAACGCCAAGCGATGGAACGGCACCATTGAATCCGGCCGGGTGATCAGCACCCTGCCCGGCGAATCAATAACCAGCCCCACGCCGGGCCGGCCGAATCCTGCTTTTGAGCAGTTCTTTCTGGCAGTGAACAACGAGATTGCCATGGGACTGGGACTGCCCCGCGATGTACTGCTGAAAGCCTTCAATGCCAGCTATTCCGCCAGCCGCGCGGCGCTGATGGATGCTTGGCGAACCTACAAGGTGCGGCGGTTCCGCAGGGCTTCGCGGTTCTGCCAACCGATCTACGAGGAAATCATTGCCGACGGCGTGGCCATGGGCCACCTGACTGCCCCAGGCTTTCTGGTAGATCCAATGATCCGCGCCGCTTGGCTGGGATCGTTCTGGAGCGGCGATGGCCCCGGTGCACTGGATCCGACCAAGGAAGCCACTGCGGCGAAGCTGCGCATCGACATGGGCCAGACCACGCTACCCGAGGAGATCCTTGCCTACGACGGCGGCGACTGGGAGACCAAGCACCGCACCTCGGCCCGGGTCAAGGCCGAGCGGGTCGAAGCGGGCTTGGATGCTCCCGTCGCCATGCAGCCAAGATCGCCGGGGGCAATGCCACTGCAGCCTGCCGCTATACCGGACCCAGAGGAGGAAGGCGACGACCCGGAGCAGGAAAACGGCGACCCCGGCGAACAGGTGGACCCCATAGACCCCTCCATAGATTGATGCCATGAACATTCTTGACGTTCTCTATCAGCCGTGGGCGATTGCTCCTGATCGCCTGATGGAAATTCAGTCGATCTATGCCGCCCACCTGCGGGGCGAAACCATCGACCTCGACGCCGTGGAGGCCCGCATCGGCCGGCAGCTAAAAAACCAGCCGCAGGGCTACCATGTGCAGGATGGCACTGCTCTGATTCCGCTGCGTGGCGTGATGGCGCCACGGATGAACCTGATGAGCCAGATGAGCGGCGGCACTTCCACCGAGCTGTTTGCCCGTGATGTGAAGGCGGCGCTGAATGATCCAGAGGTGCGATCGATCGTGCTGTTGGTGGACTCCCCCGGCGGCGCGGTGGGCGGCACGATGGCAGCAGCCTCGGCGGTGATGGCTGCCCGTGGTGTGAAGCCGATCGCCACCTATAGCGATGGGACCATGGCGAGTGCTGCCTACTGGGTGGGCTCTGCCGCTGATCGGGTCTATGTCAGCTCTGGCGTTGACCAAGTGGGCAGTATTGGCGTAGTGGCATCTCATGTGGACGTGTCGAAGCGTGAGGAGGCACTGGGCATCAAGACGACCGAGATCGTGGCAGGCAAGTTCAAGCGGATCTCCAGTCAGTACGGACCGCTCACCGAATCGGGCCGGCAGTCCATTCAGGATCAGGTGGATTACCTCTACTCCTTATTTGTCGGCGACATCGCCGCCCAGCGTGACGTCTCTGTTGATCAGGTGATTGCCAACATGGCCGACGGCCGGGTGTTCATTGGCCAGCAGGCGGTTGACGCAGGCTTGGTGGATGGGATCACTAGTCTGGATGGTGTAATCGCTGAAATGAACGATCGGGCGGCAACCGCTTCCCGGTTTTCCGCAACACTCACCCCTCCTTCGAAAATTCGTATGGACCACAACCAAGTAGCCGCCGATTGGGCGGCTGAAAATCCAGAGGCTGCGGCAGTGCTGCGGACCGAAGGCGCGGCTGGTGAACGTGACCGCATTGCCGCGGTTCGGGCTCAGGCGCTGCCTGGGCATGAAGGCCTGATTGAGCGCTTGGCGGCCGATGGGCAGACCACCGGCCCCGAGGCTGCCGTGCAGGTGATTGCCGCTGATCGCGTGCGCCAGCAGGGCATTGCTCAGGCCCGCCTAAATGATGCCATTGACGCCGTACCCCAGGCCGCTGCTCCTGCTCTTGAGGAACCAGTATCAGACCCCCGACTGGGAGCCAATGGCGTGATCGATGCACGTACCAACGCTGCCGCCCTTGACGCTGCCGCCAAGGCTTACCAGGCGGCTCACCCCGGCACCGACTATCTCGCCGCCGTCAAGGCGGTTCAATCCACCAACGGAGGTAACTGATCATGGCTGTAGGAGAAACCACCCTGCTGCAGAAGGCCGTCACGCTCTCTGCAACTGCAACCCAGTACCGGGGCGTCCTGCTTACCGGCGCGGCTGTTTCTGCCGCTGGCAACGGCTACCCCTGCGCCACCGGCGGCGCCAGCGGCGACACTGTGCCCGTGGTGCTAATGGGCGTGGCAATCGGCGAAGCCGGTGCTGCCGTCACCGCTGGCGCCTTGCTTGAGTTCGACTCGTCCGGCAGGTTCGTCACCCGTTCCGCCGGCGTGTCCGTGGCCCGCGCCCTGAGCTCCGCTTCTGGCGCCGGATCAACGCTTGAAGTTTTTGTAATCCCCAACTGAGGTAACCCCGATGCCACAACTCACTTCTTCTCAGGCTCGGGTTATCAACCCAGTCTTGAGCACCATTGCCCAAGGCATTCAACAGAACGATCTGGTAGGCAACTTCCTGTTTCCTCCTGTTGACGTTCCCCTTCGCGGTGGCCAGATCCTGACCTTTGGCCGGGAAGCCTTTATGCAGTATTTCGGTCTCAACCGCGCTCCCGGAACTGCCACTCCTCGAGTGCAGTTTGGCTACAGCGGCTCAACCTACGCCCTGGTGGACTATTCCATTGAAGGCAAGGTTCCCGTTGAGATCCAAGAGGAAGCCATGAATTCCAGCTTTTCCCTGGATCACGCCGCCGTCGCCATCAATGGCGCCAGTCGGATTCTCCAGCTGCGACTGGAAATTGCTCAGGCCACCTTGGCTACCACCCTCGCCAACCACGCAACCAGCAACCGGGTCACCCTATCTGGAACCGCCCAATGGTCTGATCAGACTTCCGGTGTTAGCAACCCACTGGCTGCTATTGAGACCGGCAAGGAGGCTATCCGCGCTGGCATCGGCCGCCGCCCCACCGTGGGTGTTATGGGCCCTGCTGTATGGGCTTCGCTGAAGTACCACCCGATCTTGAAGGACTACACCAAGTACACCGGCCGCGAGGTTGCCACCCTGGACATTTTGTCGGAGCTTACCGGGATCCCCAACTGGTACGTCGGCGACGCTGTGTTCTCCAACGACACCGGCACCACGCTAAGCGACTGCTGGGGTAAGGACGTGGTTCTGGCCTATACCGAAACGGCCGGCGTCGCCAACTATGGCGCCCCGACTTTCGGTTACACCTACAACCTGTCGGGCTATCCGCTGGCTGAGGAGCCCTACATGGAGCGCAACTCCAAGTCTCAGTTCTTCCCCGTTACGCGGGCTGAGGCTCCTGTAATCGCTGGTCAGCTGGCTGGCTACCTGATCAAATCCGCTGTGGCCTGATGGAGAGTTACCGGATCCTGCTGGGACCGATCAATAACGGTGCTGCCATCCATGAGGAAGGCGGCACCATTTCTCTCACCGCAGCAGAAGCAGCTCCCATGGTGGAGCTGGGCATCATTGATCATGCCCCCGTCAAAGAGTTGAAAACCCGCAAGCCCGCTGGCTGATGGCCTTCGCCGAGGATCTCAGTGTCTTTCTTGACCTTGATGGCTTCGGCGTTCCTGTGAGCACCGGAGCCGTTTCTGGAGTGGGGATCCTCGACCTCAACTCCGAGCTCATCCTCGGCGGCATGATCAACACAATTGATTACATGCTGACCGTCCCCACGGCTACTTTTGGCGGCCTGGGCTATGGCGATGCCATCACGGTTGACGGCCAGTCTTACAAAGTGGAAACTCAGCCGATGAGGTTTGACGACGGCACCTTCTGCCGGGTGTCGCTGGAGAAGATTGAGGCCGTGGCCACCTACCTGGTGACGCTGAGCGGCCTGCGGATCACGACCCTCGACAACAGACAGCTCCGCATTCTGTAGGTATGGCTGAAACCACGATTACAGGCCTACCGAACGCCACGACCCCGC